AAGAAGTGGAGTCTATATAATCCCAAAAAGAAAATCGAGCCGTGGATTAATACTGTAATCTCTAATCAATTAAAGAATCTAGTTAGGAATAATTACGGTAATTACACTAAACCTTGCAACAAATGCGGAGCGGCAGAATCTAATGATAAGTGCGCTATCTACGTAGACCAGTGCAGCACCTGTCCCCTTTATGCAAAATGGGAAAAGACTAAAAAGGCAGCATTTAACTTAAAGCGTTGTCAGTCTACAGAGGAAAATCAAAATATTATAGTTAATCAAGAAGATGAGTCTTATGGATTAGAGAAGAATATACAAAGTCTCAATGAAAAAATCCATTTATTTTTAAAACCCACCGAACACGAATTTTACAAATTGTTTTACTTAGAAAGGAACACGGAAGAGAGCGTTGCTAGAAAAATGGGCTTCACTACTGGAGAAAAGAATAGAAAACCGGGCTACAAACAAATCCAGAATATCAAAAAAAATATTATTAAGAAGATTAAGAAGGCTATAGCGGATGGAAAGATAGATATCTTTTAATATGGATAAAATCGCTTTAACGGACGAGCAATCGCGGAGAATTTTGGAGCTATGGAACAATCCAGACAGCTCTAAGATTCCGGGTATTAAAGAATTGACTGGTATTATTTTTCCTGACGTTTCGGAAGAAATGAAAGACGGCCGGAGCGTTTACGGCAGGACAATCCGAGCCTTCTTAGCTGAACGTAATCTAAAAGCGAGAGCAACAAACGAATACCAAGCTAAAGAACGTGTTGATTTGAGTGATGAGCAGAAAGAGTTTGTTCTAAAAAATGTTTCTACGATGAGTTCAGTAGAGTTAGCTAGGACACTTTTTAAGAATGAGACTCTTACTAATTTAAATATTGAAGCGCGGATTGTTAATGACTATATAAAGACACTCTCTAATATAGTGGTTTATTCCACCACTGAAGAAGTTCCCGATGAAGAGTATCGGCCGCCCAAGACGCCAGACAGAATCCTAGCAAGGATAAATAAGTATGTTCTTGATGGTATAGATAAAGATAAGGTAACCCCGCAGCAGAGAAAAGAAATGACCTCGCTAATTTCTTACTTGCACACTTATCGATTCTTACATCAAATCAATTCTTACTCCTCCCAGGGAGATAGAGATCTTTTTGAAAGCTCTTTTGTAAGATATTGCTACGATAAATCCGATCTAACGCAAGAAGAAGTGGATCAGTACATAATTCTTTGCACAGAAGTAGTTATCTCGTCTAATATCCAGCAGACTATTCAGATGATACAAATGCAGATCGATGCTCAAATCGAATCTGATGGGAAAATCCCGATGACATTAATCGAAGCTTCTAATAGCGCTAGAAACGAATATAATCAATGCGTTACTCGGCAGCAGAAGCTATTGAATGACCTGAAAGTTAAACGTAGCGACCGTTTAAGTAAGAATATTAAAGAAAACGCGAGTATATTAAATTTAGTTTATCTTTGGAAAGAAGAAGAGACTCGCAAGAAGATGATTAGATTGGCTGAAACAAGAAAAGCCGCCGTCAAAGAAGAGATAGATAGGCTAATGACAATTGACGAAATTAAATGCAAGATCGTTGGCCTATCAGAAGACCAGATCTTACATGAGTAATATTTGCAAAGTCTGCTCGGAGGAGTTTGAGTCAGAAGCAAACCTCCACAAGCATGTTAAAGCGCACAAGCTGCGAATCATAGAGTATTACCAGCAATACTTTCCTCGTTACGACATGTATGATGGAAAGATAATTAATTTTAGACACAAAGAACAATACCTTAATACTGATTTTAATTCCAGAGAGACATTGAGGATGTGGGTAAAGTCCAATATCAAAGAAGTAGTTCGTGATTACATTTATAGCATCTTAATCAAGAGAAAAGAGAAGAAGGAGCTAACTTACACCCCTTCCCAAGTCGAATTAAGATCTTTAGTCATGCCCCCAATTTCCACCTACAACGAAATCTTCGATGATTACTATGATCTATGCGAGCGACTGGGTTTTAAGAATAAGTATGATAACTTTTCAGACATTATATCTGGCTTCGTTTATGACGACTCTTATAAAATATACGTTGATAGCAGAGAACAGAAACCTTTAGTCTTTAAAAGACCAACTGAGGTAAAAGGATTGAAGTTTGGAGATTATGCTTTCAGTGATAAAGATGCAACTTGTAATTGCTACATAGAAAGAAAATCTATTTCTGATTTTATAGGCACCTTTAGCGGCGGCTACGAAAGATTCCTAAGAGAGGTCGACCGTTCGGTTGAAAATAAAGCGAACCTCATCGTTTTGGTTGAGGAGTCTCTAAGCAATTGTCTAAACTTCAATCACCTACCAAATGTTTATCAAAAAAACACCAGAGTAACCCCAGAATACATTTTTCATAATGTTAGGAAGATAATTCAAAAATATCCCTCGGTGCAGTTTTTATTTGTCAAAGGTAGACAGGAAGCATCAAGAGTTGCAGAAATAATTTTTACTTGCGGATGTGCATATAAGAAAATTGATCTGCAATTTGCTTATGATACGGAGAGATTATAATGTGGATTTGCCCCGACAAGTATAAACGCAAGGTGGTCAACGTAAACGAAGAGCTTTCCCATCTAAAAGGCACCCTTTTAGATAAAGAAGCTAAGATAACATTAGCTAGGTTTCTAAAGGCCAATATCGGGCTGACTACGGAGCTTATTTCTGGGATAAAACTCGCCCCATATCAAGAGATCGCCATAAAAGGGATGATGCAGGGGAATTTTTCGATGTTAGTTTGGGGTCGTGGGCTTTCTAAAACGTTCTCGGCCTCTGTATTTTGTTTCTTGCAATGTATTTTTGAGCCAGGCACGAAGGTTTTGATTGCCGGGCCTACTTTTAGAACAGCTAGAAACATTTTTAATACTATAGAGAAATTTAGCGAGTCAAAAGGGGCAGAGTTGCTTTTCCAGTGCTTCGGTGCGAAATCTAAAAGAGGCGATGAGTTCACTTGGGATATCAACGGCGGCTCAATTAAAGCGATTCCTTTAAATGGTGAGAAGATTAGAGGTTTTCGCGCTAATGTTCTTGTTCTGGACGAGTTTCTCCTTTTACCTGAAGATATTATTAAGAATGTATTAATGCCGTTCTTGGTTGCTCCTCAAAACATTAAAGAAAGAATGCAGGTTAGAGAAATCGAAGATAAGCTGATAAAAGAAGGCAACATGGACGAGTCTGATCGGATGGTTTTCGAGAATAACTCAAAGATGGTGGCTCTTTCTTCGGCAAGTTATACATTCGAGAATCTTTATAGAACTTATCAGGAATGGACCGCAAGAGCTTCCGACGAGAACGAATCAGAAGCTAGATACTACGTCTCTCAGATGGGGTATGAAGCTGCTCCGCCAGACATGATAGATAAAACCATTATCGAAGAGGCTCAAAATGGTGGCAGCTCTAATTCCTCATTCTTAAGAGAGTATTGCGCTCAATTTACTGACGGTAGTGATAGCTACTACAGCTTTAAGAAAATGGAGGAGTGCACCTTGAAAGACGAACGACCGCACACTCTCGTAAAAGGCACGGTAGGTAAGAAGTATATCCTAGCTATTGATCCTAACATGAATGAAAGTCCCTCTGCTGACTATTTTGCCATGTCTGTTATGGAATTGGACGAAGAAAACAAGCAGGGCATACTAGTTAATTGTTATGCTGGACTTGGAAGCTTAAGTAATCATGTGAAGTATTTCCATTACCTATTAACGAACTTTAACATAGTAATGATTATCTTGGATAATGCTGGTTCTGACACCTTTATTGACACTTACAATAATTCGGAGTTTATAAAGAAAGAAACAGATAAGATTAAGACATTTGATTTTAATTCTATTGCCGAAGGAATGGATTACGAGCTTCAATTGCGTAATGCGCGCGCGAAGTATAATCAGGAAAGTAGATGTATAGCCTTTCCCCAAGTCTTCGAATCTGAGTTTATCAGAAGGTCTAATGAAAAATTGCAAGGAGATATCGATTACAAGAGAGTATGGTTCGGATCAAGTACTTGCGGCAATGAGGGATTTTTCAATGAGTCCTCGGCAATCAAAGTGCCGTTAGAGCTGCTTCTTCCGGAGTCGAAGAAGGATTGGAGCTTTATAGACATCCTAGAAGAGCAGGATAATTTAATCTACCAGACCAAGAAACAGTGCGCGCTAGTTAAATTCACCACTACAGCGAGGGGTAATCAGGGGTTTGAGCTCCCGCAGCATTTAAAAAGGTCAAGCTCCCCCAATAGGGCTAGAAAAGATAATTACACGACCCTTGTGCTGAGCAATTGGTTAGTTAGGTGTTATTTTGACATAATGAAATCTCCAGAAAAAACTGAAGAAGGTTTTAGTCCAACAATGATTTATTAGTGTAATAAAGAAAAGGTAAAAGGCTATGCCAGACAATTTCATCAGAATTAAACAGTTGGATAAACCAGAAGTGTCTGGTTTTATTTATAGTGCTCTTTCTGGGCGAGGCTTACAAGTCATATCCGACCAGTTAAAATTTAGTGGCGATTTCTTACCAGCTACTAGCGGTGATAAGTCTCTAGGTTCGCTCGCTCTTCCCTTCGATTACGTTTATACTACTGGCGGAGTTTATTTTAATGACGCTGTATTAAGCGTGGTAAGTGGAGACTTAAGATTAAACGACGTTTCCGTAACGGGAGATTTAGGCGTTGGGATTGTAGGTCCTAGTGGCGCTACTGGCGCTATCGGTCCAACCGGAGCTTCTGGAAGAGCTATCATTAGCGCCATAGGCACTGGGGTAGGAGCAAATGGTGGATTTACTGGAATATATTTCTCTTTATCTGGAGCTAATGATGCGGCTTTATCATATACGGTCCCAATTAGTTTGCCGACTGGACCATCTGGAGCAACTGGGGTACATATAACCGGGACTTTGATCTCTGGTTCAGGTCTTTATGGTGGAGATCGATTTTTAAGATTCTTATTTAGCAATGCAACGACTGGATCGTTAATTACTTTACCAACTGGAGCCAACGGTATCTCTGGATCTATTGGCCCAGTAGGAGGTTTTAGTTATGTATTCCTTGATGCCACCGGATTTCATACGGGACACAGCTCTCCCCCTAGGGCTTACATAGATCAATTACAGGCCAGCGGTTATAGTCCTGCTCTTAATCTCATAAGAGGTTTTACTTATGACTTTTCTTACGCTGGATTAAATACTACAAACGTAGTTATAGACGGAGAGCCGACAGACACCAACCTACTAGTATCAACTGGTGATGTTCCAGGGCTTTTGAGATTGTGCTTCTTTACTTCTGGGACTACAACCGGAAGATATATTTCAGGAATAGAGAACCAAATCGTATCTCTGGGCCAGGTATTTATTAATAGTGAGTATGACTTAGATGGTCTTCGTGGAGCGGTAAGATACGATACGACATCTAAATTAAAATATGGATTTGAGCTTGTCGAGGCTGGAGACGCAGAGTCTTTACTAGATCAACATTATGTTTTAGGAACTGTTAATTTCTTTGATACTTCCCCTGCTGGTCCGCAAGGCCCAACCGGTTCTACTGGACCTCAAGGTATTGCGGGACCAACTGGAGCGCAAGGACTGCAAGGTAACCCTATTACTGGCGTTAGTTTAGCTTCTGGTTCTGGAGTAAATTCTTATATATTTTTGATTTCTGGAGGGACACAGACTAATCCTATCCCTCTCCCTACTGGCGCTCCTGGACCAAGTGGCGCGACTGGCGCGACTGGTTTGACTGGCCCAATAGGTCCAAAAGGAGATACTTATAAAACATCTGTCTATTCTAATAGCGCGGGGCTTTCCGTTAGAAAAAACAGTAGCGCAGAAATAACTTTTCCATCTGCGATGAGTTTTACATTGAATGATGAGTTGGAATTTACTCACGATAACTTTAAAAATTTAGCTTACGGAGTAAATCAAAAACTATTATTTGTTGCAGAGAATACTGGAACTTATTGGAACGGAAGAGTGGTGGTTTACGATAACCTAGCTGGCCTTATAAAGGTTAACGTAGAAAGTCCTTATGGATGTAATTCTGCTCTTTGTTCTCTCTCCGCAGGTAATCCTATATTTAGCGGTATTTTTAATACTAATATTTTGATTGATGTTAATTTAGATATCGTTTCTGCGGTTGGACCTTCTGGAGCAACGGGACTTTCGGGAGTGCATGTGACTGGGGCGAGTAATGTTGGCGGTACTGGAATGTACTTCTCTTTATCTAATGGAAATACTACTAATACTATTTCTATTCCAACTGGTGGAGCTACTGGACTTATTGGTTTATCTGGGCCATCTGGAAGAGCTATAGTACAAGCTTCAGGAACTGGAGTTGGAACAAACGGTGGGACTTCTGGGGTAATATTCCTTTTGTCTGGGTCTGGAGATACATCATATAGCCAGACAAACGTTATTAGTTTGCCCGTTGGTCCTAGTGGCGCAACTGGACCTTATGTTTCTACCTTAATTCAAAACGGCAATCAGGTAAACTTCGTATTAAGCACTACGGCTCAAATAACTCCATCAATTACATTGCCAGCTGGACCAACTGGAGCGCAAGGACAAGCAGGCCCATACGTTGCATCGTCCACTAGTGTTAATGGCTCTGGAATATTTTTTACCTTAACTAATGGCACTTATACTAATACTATCCCAATCCCCACTGGTGGACCGATAGGTCCTATTGGGCCTACTGGGAGAACGATTGTTTCTGCTTCTGGTTCTGGAATCGGAGTGAATGGTGGTTATTCTAATGTTGTATTTTGGCTTTCTGGATCTGGTGACACAAGTCTTCACTCTTTAGCTCCCCTGCAATTCCCCGTGGGCCCGAGCGGTGCGACTGGCATTCAAGGTCCGTCTGGCGTTATTAAATTTAATATAAAGCACGTAAATCCGAGCGATTCTTCATATGGAGTTATGCTTGGATCTGAGACTACAAATTATTTTGACTTCGATATTTATGACTCTTGGGATTGTAAGATTACTGGTAATGACGTTCAGATTGAATTTTTACCTATAGGATTTGAAACAGGATTAGTTACTACTTTAAGAATTACGAATTCTGGAGTAAACCCAGGAGACGTAAGCGATAATCCAATTGTTTGGGGTACTGGTATTCATTGGCCTAATAATCAATCGCCCTTCTTCCCAACAACTCAAGGAAGATCGTTATTTACTACATTTACAAGGTTCCCCAATAAAAATGGATATCCAGTTTATATTGCTACTTATTCCACCAGTTACCATATATAATAGCTTATGAGCAAAGCCAAGACACCGAAGAAGACAAGTAAGTTGCAGGAAACGATCCCTTTGATGGCTTCAGCTACGGCTTCGCCAACGACAAGAAGAAATAGAGCTGGTTCAATAGAAAGAACTGACCGTTATAAGAATATTGAAGATGGAATGATTCCATTTAAATACTCTACTTCGTATAGCGATAAGAGTTCTTTAGAGATTAGAGACGCAGTAATGCTTTGCCAGAAGGCTTACTATAATTTTTCAGTCTTCAGAAATGTAATCGATTTAATGACCGAGTTTTCGGTCAGCAATATCTACTACCGTGGTGGAAATGCAAAATCAAGAGAGTTTTTCGACGCCTTATTTAACAAAATAAACCTTTGGGATTTGCAGGATAAATTTTACAGAGAATACTATCGGTCTGGAAACGTTTTC